ATCGACAATAGCAGAAAGATTCTCATTCACTATTGTAGGATCTACAGAAACAAACTCACCATTAGGACAGTACGTCACTCTAATACGACCACGATGAAACTTTGACGCAACAAATTGTAAATGTATCTTCATGGAACCTGTCCAACTGCCAAACATATAACCTATCCCTCCAGCAGGAGAAAAGTCAAAGGTATACCCAGAGCCTGCACTTTGATAATTACAAAACATAGGTGTCACTGGTATCGCTGTTAACAACGTACCAGGAACAGTAGTTGTATCCCATGTAAAACTAGTAATATACGAGGGTATAGTTTTCAAATAATCTATAGATAGCTCATCTGTACCATCTAAATTGATTATTCTACTATCGATAGTCATTTCACACTTAGGATCTAAAGAAAATTTAGTTGAAAGGTCATCACCACTTCCGTATGCTAAATTGGTAACAGGAACCTGTTTCATAAAATGAACAGGTTCTAACTGCAACGGGTAGCTATAACCAAAAATTTTCGCAATAGAACTAACTGCTCCAGAGCCTATCTCAGTTGCACGAGCAAACGGGCCAATGAATGGTATGTTAGCCAATTTACCAGCGATTTTTGCAACTGATGATGCTATTGTAGAGATAGCACCAGTCTCACCATATTCATCTTCTCCTTCTCCAGATTGTAAAGTAAATGTTGGAATGGTTTCTTGTGAAGGAACTGTTAATTTAACATTTTCCATCCACGCAAAAACAGTCACTGTTACAGCATAATCTGAAGTAGTATTGGATTTCATGATAGGACCTATTTCATTAAACCATAACACACCTACATGTGTTGCAGTTTCTTGTAACAAGTCCATCCAATAAAAATTAGATGTATATGGTAAGACCATTTTGAGCTTAGTAGATAAACACGGATCTAACGTGACATGAGGAAGTTGAGAATGCCTCACAACATCAGAAACACCCGACAATGCAGCTGGAACTACATTCGGTTCATATGAAATCAACATACGACCATAGTGAAATTGTGTTCCATTAACTACAAATTCAACTACTAAGTCTCCTCTTAGACGACTAAAACCCTGGAGCTTCTTCTGTACAAATGTATTGTTTAAGAAAGAGCCCCATGGATCTAATTTAAAATCAGCCCAAGAAGGGTCCCATAGAAACTGAGTCAGTTGAATTGGACGCGAAAGAAACGCGCCTAACCCACCATCATCAATTTCATTAATTAACGTTCTCGGGGCCGTGCCCTTAATACTTGTTTCCACTTCAGGTATAGGGTCAACAAACGTTAATACTTCGTTTTTATCGACTGTACTGTCACTTATATTCATATTGTCAGCATCGCTTTTAAATCTATAACTGCTTCCTTGCGACTTCGGAAACAGCCAATACCCTAATTATTATTTTCTAAGGTAGCAGCTTCAGTTTCAGAACCATCAGGGTAGATTTCTGAGTCTGTGATCATACTACCTGTCAGCTTTGCGGAGCTGACCGTTCGACTACAAAAGGCATCACAAAGATCCTCTTCAGTTGGCACAGTTAAGTGTGGAAAATACTTAGCCATAACCTTCTGAAAAACATCCTTGTAAACAATGAAATTATCGTAGTCTAAAAACAACTCAACATAAGCATTCCACAACAAATCCTCATGCTGAGTGTCTCTATCCAAAACTTTTGACTTCATGATGCAAGTAGTCATCTTTTGGATAGTTTCAAAGTCTATTGGACACGTTATATACCGCAGAATTGGATGATATTTCCACCGGCGTTTGAGAAACGTAACAGTGTCTATAGAGACTTTGTTAGTATGGGCTCCTATAACGTCTTTCGACGTATCAGTGTATGTATGACCTAAGGATTCCATACTACTTGCTAGTGAAACAAGTTCAATTTGGTAGTTTGTACCAACAATATGGTCATCTCCATATAATAAAAAGTAACATTCTCTCCATAAAATCGACATTTTAACGCCAATACTCATGGACATAGCTCGCAACAACAAGAATTGGTTCATAACTGAATTCCAATCACTTGTCATAGGATGACCTGAAGGAGCAGTCCCATGTATAGAGAAAACTTCATTTTTATATATGTAAATTCCATGCCCAATTGCATAGACAAGACGCCACATTATAGGCAAACAATACTTCCATACACCTAAATTATTAACTAAGATGATCTTTTCAATTAACATCATAGGTAACAAAAAAGTATTATAGGAAATACGCTTGTCATAAGAACTATAATCACCAGCAAGGAGTGTTGAAAATTGTTGTATTTTGGTGCCCAACTGTTCCCAATCCTTTGAATAACAATTGACACCTACAAGTACACCTGACAAGTCCGAATTATATCGCAGAACTAACAACCACGGAAGGAAGTAAACCCGCATTATTATATTCAAAGCAACGCTACCACAAAAGTACAATCGTACCTTATGAACACGTGCTTTTTCATGCGAAACAAACTCATCTTTAGGTTTGCACTCGAACACCGCATGTGTCGAATTAGTAGTACTCAACGAAACCATGATTCTGTACATCTCTTCTACCAATATAGGAAGAGGTGTAGCTTCACCATGTGGATCCTTAAATAAAACTTCTTTAACACAATTAAACGGATAACCAGCGCCTGTACTCATATTTATCCTATCAATACCCTCAATTCCATCCATACCAACAATAGCAGCTGATAAAGACAATGGATCTAACAATTTATCGATATTCACCGATAAAGCGTAGATGTGAATTACTTCTTTAAAGTCTAAAGGTACTATACACTCTCTATTTTTATCTAGAGCGCGCATCATGTGCCTCATAGGACTTTGCCAAATACCATCGACCAAACTACTACTAAAATTGGGCGAACTTTTAGGAGGTTTCCAAGGAAACTCTGAAGCGTAAAAAGTTGGTACGCATCGCGATCTAGGTGTAATCATAGACATGGGTTGCGCCAGTCTACCAAATGATCTAACGATACGTAACTCCAAACTTTCAAATTGTCTTGCAGTACACACTTCAGAATAACGCTCATCAATTGGATCAACATCAAAGGGTAACACGACTAAAGATTGAGGAACAAATGCATCTAAAACTGTATGAAAATCTGCAGATATAGGATCTGCTACACACATCTGTTCTTCGTCTAGTACACCTCTATGTAATCCAACTAATGATAACTTATCTCCAATATAGAGTAAAATAGGACAACCACTACGTCCAGAGTCATTAGCGGCCCACTTATACGTAATGATGCCATTATTAACGTAGACTCGCGGCAGCGGATCCACGGTAACAACACCATCATTAGAATAAATGATATACCCCTTTCGAATGCTACGGTCCAATAGCTCTATTGAGCAAATGTAAGGTAGCAAATTCTTACACTCAAATTGAGCACCCACATAATAAGTGATGTCATATTTAGTAGGTACTAACTGAGATGGGGTAACAGGCCACTTCCTCGAACTAATGGCTAAATTGTGCTTAGTATCTACAGCCACAGATCCATCTTGCTTTCGCAAGACATGATCACAAGACACAAACACATTATTGCACAACATCACTCCACTACCAAACGTATATTTTGTATTCGTCGCGTAAACACGAACCGTGATAAAATTTTTAACAATTAAACTTATTAAATCTTCATTCACTATCGATTTATTTTCACGCGACAAAACTAATCTAGTTTGGTCTATTTTCCAAATATCTTTCCCACTAGCAATCTTATGCAATAGACTACCAGCAGGAAATTGCTTTGGACCAGTGGAAGGCAATGACTGACGTTGTACACTATCTTTGTCTACTTGTCTATTACGATGTCTGTACACATAATATGATACAGAAAATAGACCTACGAAAGCAGAAATACCCAGAATATATTTATTCTTAAGAATGCTATCTCTAAGTTTTATTTGTGACTTGACAAAATACTCGAGATTCCTCTTTAGAATATAATAATTACGAGTTATCCAACCTACATAGCGATAGTACCCATAGATAATATAAAATATTGAACTATAGACACCAAGCGCAGTAACAAAGACAATGGAGAATACCGCATCTTCACGAGATTGCTCGGTCAGACACCGATGAAATTCACGGTGTTCAACACAATACGGCATTCTACCTTCTAAATGAGAAATTTTATGTTGATTAATTTTCTCTTTATGTTCAGATAGTATTTTATGAAGAAATTGTATCAACTCATGACCATACATGACTTTTTCAATGTGGCCAAAAGCTTCAATCTCATGAGTTCCCAAACTCTCGTATTTGACTTCCGGAACACCACTAATCTGCATTGATAATTTGACTTGTTCTACTTTATAAACATGTAAAGTACCCAACACAGCATTAATTGGTATCTTCGTTTCATCTAAACGATAACCTTCGGGATCCCTAAATTCCTCTTTCACTATAGGTTCTATGACATATGGTAAACGACGGACAATAGGGACTATACTATGCAATAACTCACTAGCACACAAATTTTTAAAATTTGTTGTTGCTATTACTAGATACGGATCAACAGAATTAGATCCTTTATCTACTAAATCTGCCTGCGGAGGAGTATATGCTACAGTATTAATGACACTCATCATTTCTTCCATGGGATTTGCTTGCGATTTGTCAGCTTTAGCGGCATCGGGATCATCAAAAACAACTGTTTTCACTCCTACACCACTAAAACCATCCCAATACTTATTCGTTGAGTTACGAACATATTTAGTATCGACATTATTAGGCAATTCAAAAATTTGACACATCATTTGGTGAATAGGTTCTATCATAGATGATTTACCTATACCAGGTGGACCAAACAACATAATTCCTAAAGGACTAACTCTGTCAACAGCTGACCTGATCTGGTTATTTATCTTAGATTGTAACAAACCTAATTTAAATACCAAACCTGATACTAAAAATTTCGATGGTTCATTATTCGCAGTCACCATTTTGAGTAAAACATGACCTGTCTCTAACAAATTCAAAACAATTGGTAATTGTTCCGAAGGTATCAGATCACGTTCTGCAAAATATTCACCACTCAAGACTGATTCTGTTTGAGATAACCAATCTAAATAAGTATCGGGAGAATCCCAAAATACTGAAAAATCTCCAGTTTTAAGATACAGAACTCCCTTAGTATACATGAATGTTAAGAAATTAATAAAGCTCTCGATGGCACGCTCTATAGGAGTAGAATTATCACGTTCCACACCAAATCTCTGCTTTTCATACACACGTAACAAGTTCTCAAGTGTTACTTTCGAAAATTCGCCAGGGTTAAAATCTAAATAAACTATTGCTTGAACTAGTTTTAAAATAATGCTCTCAAGCTTACTAGAAGACTGAAGCAAAATATGAGGGACTAAATCCTTAACAAATCGTAGAAAGGGAGTTACCTCCAAACCCGCGTATAACCCACGCATGATGACTAAATACGCAGCAATTCTACTAACACTAAACTTATCGTACAGATCGAGAGCCAATTGTAAAGTGGCTGTTAAACTCCCAATCAACGTATAAGTTGCACTTAAACCTGGATTATCAAGTAAGTCTCTCAACACCTCGAAAATGAATGATATATCCATAGTGTCGATCAACTTTCCTTGAAGAGTTAAAGAAGACAACAAAGCATCTAACTTACTATCTCTTGCTTGATCACGAGATCGTTTCTTTTCTACTTTTTTACGATGATTCATCTGAGCAGTTTGCTCAGAAAGTGTACGTAACTTGTCTTTCTTAACTCTATCGAGATGTCTTTTTAGATAATTATTATCACTCTTACTTTGGCTTGATTTGTTTAAATGCGCTTTCTGAGCATAATACTTTTGTATCACTACATTAGGCGAATGATATTCATCTACACATAGTCTTCTTGCATAATTCATAATCAAGTTCATTTCTTTTTCAATCATAGGCCTCCACTTCTTAGGGACACCTTTATGAATTTTAGTAGCTGAAAATACCACAGTACGATCATAACGCACTCTAATATGCTGCGGTAGATGTATACGCAACGATTTCAACTGGAAATTAGCTTCATTAAAACACAATAGACTTGTATAATGAAAATCAAACACCTCTTCTTCTTCTTCTTCTTGAAGTTGTTCAGGACCTACCCTTTGAATTGGTGGTAAGGGTAAAGGAATAAGACGAGGATGTTCATTAAACAATTCACGTCTCATAACAACTAAAGGCTCGGCATATCTTTGTCTATCAGACAAAGGAGATATGGACAAAGGGACAAAGGGGACAAAAGCCGAATGATGCCGCTTTAAGTCCGGCGGACTCTCCAAACAATTTTCAAGCCGATTAATACGATGTGAAGGTGGCAGGCCTGAACCATCCTAAACAACGGAGAGTTGTTGCGACCAGCTGGGTCCAATAGGTCGCTACCCTAAATAAGGTAATTGGGTTCTTTGTGAAAGGAATACTATCATATTCGATCAATAATCAATCAACTACGGCCATCTGAGGTACCGATAAAGCTCACAAACCAGTATCTTGAAGCTACAACAGACTGACCTCTGCTAATTACTGATGCTTTTCACTTAGGTTTATAATACTATCATCAATCGCACATGCTCAAACGAGTCCCATTCGGTTCGAGGGATGCCCACTTTATCAACTTCTACTTCACTTCTCCACTGGGCGACCCGGAATACTAAGAAAACTATAACGGTTAACTTTTCACACGGACCTGTGGTTTCCATTTTTCGATGTCTATTAAGCTATATGGGATGACAACCATGTACCAGGGAGTACCAACCTCCCTGCGAATCTTCCATAGATGGGATAGATGGAAAATTTAACGTCTACTCGTATAATAGACGACATGACTCCGGACAATATATTCAGTGAAGCCAGAGGTACTAAACCTAATTTTTATTTTATGGCACAGGGTAAATAGTGATTAATATTCACGCTGTGTGACACTCACCATAATGTTGGTCCTATAGTAAATATCAAAAATTTGTAATAGAGAGTCCCCTATTCTCTCTATAAATTTTCCAATCCTAAAAGGAGATCAGCGTAATGGCTGAGGCTTTAAAGTGTTAACAATAACGCCAAAATAAATACAAGCTCAAAATATATAAATGTAGTGGAAATTTTGAGCTGCGTCTATTTAAAATAGACGGAGCTCAGAACTTCCAATACACTTATATTTTGAGCTTTTCGGCACAGCACTAATATTAAACTATTAATGCTATGTGACAACTACAGTATTGTTGGTCCTACTGTTATCATCAAAAATCTCTGATAAGAAGCCTCCTATTCTTCTTATGATTTTCCATACTAATGTGGAGGACAGCATTTTGGCTGTGGCTTCCTAGTTCAACACAAACTAAGACACCAATACTTTAAATAAAATATGTAAGGACCACCCAAATCCTATAAAATATTTAAAGATTTTATAAATAACGGGTGAGCAGCATTTTGGCTGCACCGATACCTGTAACAGGTATCTAACTTTACATTTTACACAATTAGGAATATTCCTAATATGAGTTCTCTAGCTCAGACAACTCATGGATAATAATATCTACAGTGGTATTCTAC